GCCCCGTGTCGGGGCTGTATCTGAGACAGGAGGTACGCAATGATTCCGTTCAGTAGTAAGTCCGTGGCAGCCAATGTAACAACTGACAGTCACGGCGCGTTATGGGCCTATGGCCCATCCACCGTTCATACGATTGACCTTATCGTCGGCCGCCAATACACCGGCAAGCGTGACGTTAAGGCTATCCATGAATTTGGTTGGAGTCGTACCGAGCAGGACTATCTTGTTTGGTCGGCAGGACGCAATGACGGGTGGGCAACCACTACGATTGGAACGTATCCTCCAGGCATGTATGATCCGAGTGATAGTGCTTACACGAACGCCCGAAATATCGCTATTGATAAGATTTACAATCAATTGCGGGGCGGAATCGACCTGTCTATCGACGGGTTCGAAGCACGTAAGACGGCACGCACGTTTAAGAACGTAGCGAACGTCGTACGTTCGTTCGGCACTTTAGCTCGAGAACTTAGCTGGTCTCCGTTGAAAGCAGCGTCACAGAAGTACTTGGAATGGACGTACGGCATAAAGCCGACGCTTCAAACCATCTATGACAGCTTCGATCAACTTTACAACGGCACAACTACCCTCTTTACCGTTTGCGGTAGAGGTCGTACGAAGACCGAGTACACTGGGGAACAAGACTTGATACCTTATGGCCTTTCGGGGCCATGGGCTAAAGCCAAGTTTCTTGGTGTGAATCGAACTCGGTGTGAGATCGGACTAAAACTTCGATGTAAACATACCAGACTCCAAGATTTGGCAGGCTGGACATCGTTAAACCCAATTAATATTGCTTGGGAATTAACGAGGTTTAGCTTTGTCGTTGATTGGTTCTGGAACTTCGGTGGGTACATTCGTAACCTTGAGAGCTCGTTCGTCTTTGACGACTTGTTCTTTGATGGCTATGAGACCCGATCGTTTATGGATCTATCGGAATTCACGGATGTGATACCGACATACCCTGGCGTGACGGTTCTTGGTTTTAACCGCGGAGAAAGGATGACGAAAGGGATGCATCGTGTACCTCTGGCTGGAATGCCAGTGCCACGACCCCCGATCTTCCGATCTCGCTTGTCATCAAAAAGGCTTCTGAATGCAGCGGCACTTCTCGGTTCGTTTTTGAAGCATCCTCCACAGTACTTCGAGTGGCGTGATACTCCAAGGCGAACTCCATTTAAGTAAACTTAAATCAAATAGGAGTATTCTCCATGGCTGCGGTTACTGATATCGCTCTGTATAACGCTCAGGCGACCCCTGTGCTACACACGTTCATTCCCCAAGGGCGGAGTGGCGATACGTTCTGGTGGGAAGATCAATCGGCCGTGGCGGCCATCGGCAACTCCAAAATCTCTATAGAGGTTCGGAGACCGAAGACCCCGCGCGCCGGCGAAACTTCTGCCAATCGTATGATCCGTGTGCCGTTCACCATTGCCTATCCGGTCCTTGAGACCTTGGGCACGGCCGACTCCGGTCTTACGCCACCCCCGACGGTCAGTCACATTCTTCGCTTCAACGGGGAGTTTCTTCTCCCCGAGCGCTCAACGCTGGCACAACGACAGCATATCCGTAAATATGCGGAACAGCTGATCGCTAATGCCACGTTGGTCGCAGCGACTGAATCGTTACTGTCTCCGTACTAATGGAGGCAAAATGCATAACACTTTTGAGTGTACAGACGAACTTTTGTTCGCCCTATGCAAGAAGACCGATACCCCGTACTCGCTTGGTGTGTGGCTTCGCCACCTCCATCAGTGTGAAGAGGACAACAATCCTCCTAACGCTAGCTTGTACGATCACCCTGCCATATTCGCCGCAGATTATCAATGCTTTGCATTCCTTAGTAAGCTGAGACCAGCTACAAAGGATCGTAAGGCGTTGCAGCGTTTGCGTGACAAGGCACTCGAAGGCTTCATTGCTGACGAGCAATTCAACCGAGAGACTAATCGGCGTTTAAGGTTTATTCTGTCTAGGCCAAGTACTGAGCCTGGCGTCGAAGCTGTTATCCATACAGCAAGGCGTAAAATCCAGAAAATACTGGGTCCGTTCGACTCCTTTCGGAAGTTTGAGGGTTGTTTTGGGAATGGTTCTAGCGATATTCGCAAGAGAAGCGAGTCGACTAGGGCCAAGAAGTATGCGTTAACTCCGTCAGTGACGGCGTCAGCACATGTTTACTACTATGGTCTCCTTTCGGAATCTAGTGTGTGGCGTGAGCTGTGCGAGAGCACGAAGCCTATCCGTTCACACGGCAGTGTCTTCGACACCGTCCGCAAAAATGTCAAGACTGACCGTACGATTGCAAAGGAGCCCGTGATAAACGGATACCTCCAGCAAGCGGTTGGTCGCCACATTGTACGCCGTTTAAAGCCGCTTGGCATTGATCTTACCGATCAAAGCCGAAATCAAAAGCTGGCCCACGACGCATATACCTGTGGCCTATCGACGCTGGATCTCAAATCAGCGTCGAATAGTCTGACATGCTCTTTGGTACAGTTACTTTTGCCTGATGACTGGTTCTTGTACCTGAACCAGATACGGACCGACTACACCATACTACCGGGTGGTCGCCCGCACCGATACGAACTGTTCTCCTCAATGGGGAACGGCTTTACGTTCGCGTTGGAGTCGCTCATCTTCTGGGCGATATCAAGTCATTTCGGCTTCGTGTCTGTATTTGGCGATGACATTATTTGTGAACGTCGATTTTACGACGACACAGTCCGCATGTTAAACTTCTTCGGATTCCGCGTCAATGAGGCCAAAAGCTTCAGAGATGGCAATTTCTTCGAAAGTTGCGGGCACCACTATTTCCGTGGTTGCAATGTCACGCCTGTCTATCAGAAAGCACGACTCCAAACAGGAAGATCAGAACTTGAGTTCGATCTAGTCCGTTGTGGTAATCGTCTCTTTCGTTGGACGCTACAGACATACGGTGTCATAGGAGTTGGAGTCGCGTGGTCAGCCTACCTGGCAGTTAAACGCCGGTGTAAGGTGAAAGGCCCCTTGACAAAACATGGGGACCCGTTCCTATTCGATTCCATTCTTTCTACCCAGCCTCTAAAACTTCGGCTTAAAACCGTAGTTCGCGAGGACAGCCACATACCCGACCCCGAAAGCGGTCGGTATCTGTGTTGGTTGGACACCAAAAGTAACGCTTCGTCACGCGTGTTAAATGAACCACGCGAAGACGAAGATGGGGCGACCTATCGTGCACGCTTTAGCGTGCGATGGCGGGTCTTCCCTGGTCAAGACTTCGACTTAGTTTACTAAGTCGAGCGCGGAGTTCCGGGATTTGTGACCCCGGTGGAGGTTCATTTGAATTTGAGAGGTGCGCT